CCCCGCCATAAAGAAAATGCAAGGGAGGCGGTTATGGCTTTTATATATAGAATTACAAATTTGATTAACCATAAGTCTTATATTGGAAAGACAGAGTATGGTAATCCTGAAAAGCGTTGGAATGAACATAAGCGTGATATGCGCAAAGACAGATGCAAAGATCGAGCATTATATAGAGCAATGCGCAAATATGGAGTTGATAACTTTCGGTTTGAGATACTGGAAGAAACCGATAACCCATGCGACCGTGAACGGTTTTATATAAAGAAATTCAATACTTTTCATTATGGATATAACATGACTCGTGGTGGAGATGGAACTTCTGATTTAGATGTTTCAGATCAACAAGTCTGCGATCTTTATCGCAACTTGGAATATAAAACTTTGAATACAATCGTAGCTGCTTTTGGAATTGACAAACTTACCGCAACAAAAATCCTTTTGAGAAATGGAATTGAGATAGTTCCTCGTAATCAGTTAGCAAAAGAAAGAGCAAGTAGAAAAGTTGCTCAAATAGATTTAAAAACTGGACAGATTCTTCAAATCTTTGATGGAGTAAATGAAGCGGATAGGCACTGTAAAGGTTCAAAACATATTTCTGATGTGTGTGAAGGCAGAAGAAAATCTTGTGCAGGATACGGTTGGAAATATATTGATTGATAGTTAATCCGTTTGGATTTACTTATAAAGAAAACACACGGTAACAAGAAAACAAAAAGTAGAAAGGTTGACAAGACAATGAAAAAGCTGAATGTAACTCTGGTTGGTAATTCCCCTTTGATTATGCACTCTCCTAAGTGTGTGAATCCTTTGCATCCTATTAGTCTGGAAATGAAAAAGTACACTTCTAAGAGGAAAAAGACAGATGAAGATTATTTGAAGATTTCTGATTTGGAATGGGAGTCTGGCGTGTATTGGGATGATAAAATTGGACTGTATATTCCCAATGAATGTATTAAGGCAACTATTCAGAACGGAGCAAAGGCAAATCGTAAGGGTACTGATATTGCAAAGTTCCTTCAGATTATGACTCTGATGGCTCCGCTTGATATTTTTGAGGAACAGAATTACGAGGTTCTTCGAACTGACAATCGCTATCGTGATGTTCGTTCTGTCTGTATTAAGAAGTCCAGAGTAAATCGAACTCGTCCTCGTTTCAATACTTGGAAAACCACTTTTGAGATTGTATATGACGAGAATATGATGGACTTGAATACTATTATTGATGCTCTTGAGTATGCTGGTAGCTATGTTGGTCTGTGCGAGATGCGAGATCGTGGATATGGTCGTTTCTCTGCAAATATTGTTGAAGTGGCTTAAATAAAACAAATCCGTACCATACTGTGTGTGGTATGGTACGGATTGATAAAGTAGGGATTATAAGATTCGGTTGGATAAGGTGCGGCGTGATCTGGTAAGGTTAGGTTCGTTGAGGTATGGATTATAAGTTAGGATGCGGTGCGTAGAGGTGAGTTAAGTTATGATACGGTTGGGTACGGCAAGGTGCGTTATGATGAATTATGGTAAGGGTTTTAGGGTTAGTCAAGGTTAAATAGGTTTCGGAATGGTACAATACGATGTAGAAAAAATAAGAAGGGATAGAATATGAAAACAAATAAGCAAGTAGAAAATATCGTAAATTATATCATGCGGAAGAATTATGGTGATATTGTATATCATCAAGAAATTGCTGAGATTATCGGCACACAGTACAATTCATATCAGTATCGTAGCGTTGTCAATTCTGCAAAAAAGAAACTACTTGAATCTGGAAGAATGATTGAAAGTATTCGTAAATCTGGTTATCAGGTAGTAGAACCAGATAATTATACTAATTCTTCTGTAAAACAAGTAGTTGCTGGCGCAAGAAAAATTGATAAAGGTGTAAAGATTATGCGTCATGCGCCTGTGAAAGATATGTCCACAGTTGGATTAGAATCTTATAATCGTGTAAATGACCGCTTACACATCCTTCAAGCTGCGATGACTGGTTCTAAAGTAGAAATTACTTTGCTTAGTAAAAAGCGTGAACATCCAATGAAACAGTTGCAAGCATAATCAATTGGATTAAGTAAGGATTATCAGGTATGACAAGGTACGGCGATGTACGGTTAGGTAAGGTAATGTGCGCTTTGGTAAGGATATTTATTCAAATAAATCCGCTTAATATCATTCTCCCAAGCAGTTTTCCGATGATTGCGTTTCCATTTTACATAGTCGTTCCAACGACATTCAGAAGCCTCGTGAGAAAGACCAAAAGTGATTTCAATGTCTTTAGCTGATTTCACGCTCAGCATATCAAATAGAGGCATAGGGCAAAGGAAAGCTGCCGCAAAGTAATCTGCTTCAGCTTCCAGTTCTGGATTAGAAAGATTGTTGAAATTGTGTTCTGCAATAAGCGGCTCTGCAATATAAGGCAGATGGTTTAGCATTACATGACCGAGTTCATGTGCCAGAGTCCAGCGAATTCTACCAAGCACATTGTTGTTTGCGGTGGAGGAATTAAACAGAACAAGGTATCTGTTTTTGGAAACATCATAATGAGTGCAGCCGCTTTGACTTTCGCACAGCAAGAAAACCTCTTGCAGTGAGCAGCGGTTGATCTCAGAAAAAGTCTTATATGTCATCAGCTTGCAGTTATCCATTAACTGAAATGGTTTGCGTGGATCAAGAGGAAACGACAAACCATCCAGATTACGATAAATCTGCAAAATCTGGTTGCAAATATAGGCGTACCGAATCATAAGTATATCACCTCGAATACCAGTGTAACATAGTGACAGTCCAATAATACGGACACATTACTGATCGTCACGGAATGCGTAGTCAAAAGCAATCTTCAGCATTTGCATCATGCGCTCCCGATCAACAGGGGACATTTTGGATTTTGCTCTTTGCAAAGTGACAATATCATTATCTCCGAGTAGTTCATCGGCAGGAGTTGGAATGTTGGTAATACCCAGCAGATAATCCGTAGTTACATTAAAATATTTTGCAATCTTCTGTACTTTGTCGATGCCGGGGATACTAATATCTTTCCACTTTTTAATTGTTGCATTGGAAAATCCGCATTCTTTTTCTAACCGTGTAATCGTGATTTCATTCGAGTCGCATAGTTCCTCAATCCTTGAATATAGAATGGAAGCCATAGAACACACTCCTTTTGAGAAAGTAATCTAAGTTTCTATTGACAATGAGAAAATTATCTGGTATAGTATGACTTAGATAAAATTCTCACCACACAGCAATTATAGAGGAAATTATCTCAACTGTCAATACTAAATTGGGGAGGCTGCTAAAAATGCTTGTTAATGAAACCAAAATGGAAGAGTGGAAGATGCTGTCTTTTTTTGCTCTCCTGAGCAATTATAATTACTTTAGTGTCCAGAAGGAGGACGATCCCACTTTCTTTGCTACTGGCATTGAACGATCTTGTGGCTGGGTATTAAAGTTTATGAGGAAATTTGCAACGCCTGTTTATTCTGACGGTGAACTGATTAGCGTAGCTGCTCTCAGCAACACCGAGTTCAAATGTCGAATTGGAGAATTTACATATTATATTCGTGCTTTGCATGAGAAGTCGAATGATTTGCCTGTTCGTAAGAAGAAGGACTGGAAAAACATTCTGGATTTTGCAGACACCGAATATATCAATAAAGATAAGTGCCAATACATCAAAGAGTTGGACTTACTTGTTTTGATGGTTGATCCTGATTTGCTGGGCGAACTGACCGCCGTAGAGGAATCTCAGATTAAACGCCTCATTAATATCCGTTTGCATGGTAATGGAGCTGCAATGCAGATGTGTCGTAGTGTTTGCTTCAAATGTCAAATCCATAGTGCAAATCATATCATTTATGCTGGTATGTATGATCTGGAAAACTCCGTTTCTGTCAGCAGTGTTATGGTTTATAACAGTCGTATCAGCCAGTCTATGTCTGATGACGAGGATCAGCAATATATGAATCTTTGGAATTTCGCCCAGCAACTCTATCATGAAAATTTCTCGTAACAATCTTTGCGGATATGCTTGACAATCTTCGTTGAGCATGATATACTATAACCAGAAATACAAGAAAGATAAAGAAAGGTCTGCAAGGAGAAATGCGGTATGAAAAAGATTGTAAAGAGGGGAGATATATACTATGCTGATCTAAGTCCAGTTGTCGGCTGTGAACAGGGTGGAATTCGACCCGTAATAGTGATCCAGAATAACACTGGTAATAAGCATTGTCCTACTGTGATCGTGGCTGCAATCACTTCTCAGAATAAGAAGCCGATGCCAACGCACATTAACCTCTCTGTCAATGAATGCAAATTATCCTCAGATTCTACGATTATGCTGGAACAGGTAAGAACGATTGATAAAAATCGGCTGAAAAACTTTGTCAGCAGCGTCACATCTGAAAAGATGGATGAAATTAATCAGGCAATCCTTGTTAGTCTTGGACTTCCTGTTACGGCATAATAACAAGAAATGCAATAAATGTCTTGACAAAAACAAATTGTTTTGGTAGAATATTAGGGAGAGGTGATGATAATGCTTGATCTGGCTTTGATCGAAAAGTATGTTTCGGAAACTTTTTTAAATAACCCTGATAACAACAAATACAAGCAAGAAACTTTCAATATCGTCAATAGATTCTTTAATCTGACTGATATTGCTTATGACGATTTGACTCGTCAGGATATGCTTGATATATACTCGCAGCTTGCCATTATGAAGATGAATGTTTTCCAATCTCATAAGAGCAAGATCAGTGATTTCATGCGGTGGATGTATGAAACAGGTAATGGTTCTATTAAACCGCTGGAAGAAATTCGAGAGATTTTCTTTGAGAATGTGGATCGTACAGCTTTCTACGATACTTATTACTTTGAAAATCTGGATGATCTGAACGATTTGATGGAAACCGTCTTTGGCAAAGAGGTTTGTGATTTCTCTACATTCCGTTGCGCAGCTCTCCTTGTATGGCATGGCATTCCAGTAAAACATCTGCCAGATATTCTCAAGTCTGATATGCACAATGATGGCTCAGTGCTTAATCCAGTAACAGGACAGAGAGTGCAGCTTTCCCAAAGTATTGTTCCTTATTTGCTTCATTATCGTGATGCGGACACATTTGCGTCTGGAAAATTTGGTGGTATGACTGTTCCTTATAAGGAAACGCAGTATTTGTTCCGTACCTATAAGACGGCGCATATGACTGACAAGCAACTGATCAATACAAGCAGCAATGCAATTAAAGCCGCTGCCGATACAGGACGCATTTTCCAGTGGGAGCGTATTTATGACTCTGGTATATATTATAGAGTACATGAGTACGAAAAACAAAATGGAAATATCAGTCGCAATGACTATGAATTGCTTCGTGAACTATTCAAGATGGATCATATCGACTTGACAAAACAACGCCAGCGTTATTATCTTTCTCAAAAGTTTGATGAATATCAAGAGTTCAAACGCTATAAATATTCGGATTAATCCGAACTTGTTTAAGGGGCTGCGCCTCTTAAACATTACATAAATAACAAGAAATACAAGAATAACACGAAATGGTTTAACGGCAGAACGCCGCAATATGCGGAGATTTTGGTTCGAATCCAAAGATCGTGACATATCAAAACTTGGAGTAAACTATGACGATTACAGATCCTTATGGATTTATCTATATAACAACAAATCTGATAGATGGCAAACGGTATATCGGACAGAAAAAGTTTGATGATTATTGGAAAGGTTATCTTGGCAGTGGCAAACATCTGCGAGAAGCTATTAAAAAGTATGGAAGAGAAAATTTTTCCAGAAATATTGTAGCGATTGCTTATTCAAAAGAAGAGCTGGATGATGCAGAGATTAGTATCATTAAGTTCCTTGGAGCAGATAAGAGCAGAGATTATTACAATATTGCAGAGGGCGGCTGCGTTAAAGGCAGAACTGGCGAAGATGCTTTTTGGTATGGTAAGCAACTTCCTGCTGAAATGATTGAGAAGCAAAAGAAAGGTCGTAATACAGAAAAGAGAGTCTACCAATATGATTTAGACGGAAATCTGATTGGGGAATATGTTTCTTTATCTGCCGCTGCCAGTGCAAATGGAATTGCAAAACAAAACATTAGCGTGTCATGTAAAAATGAACACAGAACTTGTAATGGTTTCTTCTGGTCATACGATGGAAATCGAAAGAATATTCAATATGATCCTACGAAAAACCATCAGCCGAAAAGTGTAACGCAATTTGATTACTCTGGTGAAATTCTGTTAAAAAAGTTTCCGTCTGTAAGAATTGCTTCTGAACAGACTGGAATTAATAGATCAAATATCCATAATTGTTGTGTTGGCAGAGTAAGAGCTGCTGGCGGTTATAAATGGAGATATGATTCACCTTAATTGGTGTGTTATATAAATCAAAATTTAAAATTTAAGGGAGTGAAAGATTGCACAATGAAGTAATGAAATTTATTGACAGATTTACTATGCGTGGAAAGTGGAGCGAAGTTCTCACATCTTTTACTTGTGGATGTTGTTATTGGTTTGCATTTATCTTGTGCAACCGTTTCCCTGAAGCAGTAATGATGTATGATCCAGTGATAAACCACTTTGTAACGCAAATTGATGGTCGGCTTTATGACATTACAGGAGAAGTCACACAAGAGTACAAAGTCGTAAGATGGGATACTTATCCCGATGAACTGGAAAAGAAACGCATCGAAAAGTATTGTATTAATTTTTAAGGTTTTCAGAAAAGGAGAATTGAACATGGAACTTCGTATTGATCAGAATGTTTTGGACAGATTTCCCAGCTTGTACATCGTTCAGGAGAATGATGTTGTTACAGTGAAGTTTGATGGAGAAAACAGTTTTGATTTTTTGTTTCCCATGACGCTGCCGATGACTAATCTGGATCACATTTCTTGGCGCAGAGTGGATGAAATTGCAAAGTCTGGTAAAGCCAGAGAATACTTTGCACTTGGTGCAACGAAGAAGGACTACATGAAGAATGGTTTCGTTGCTACATATCAGATTATTGGTTTTGACCATGATGATCTGGCTGACAACAGCGGTAAGGCTCCTATCTCTTGGGATATGGTCGATCTCTACAAGGATGAATCTGCAATGCGTAGGGATGGAAACTCTGTCTGGTGGAATGATTCTGATATTCGTTCTTTCCTGAATGGAGATTTCAAGAACAATGTTTCTGATGATCTGGCAGCTATTGTTAAGCCCGTTTATAAGCAGAGCGTAGACCGTAATGGTAATATGCAGAAAACCATTGATGAATTCTGGCTCAAGTCCGAGCAGGAATTGTACGGACGCAAGTTCTGGTCTTATGGCGGCGAAGGTCACTGGTATGAGTTTTATGCTCAGGAAAACATTCGTTACTGCAAGAAAAATGCCAAGGGTGAGAATGACTGGCAGTGGTTGCGCTCTGTTCGTGCGGACTACTCGCG